TTTTCCCAGGGCCGGGTGATGCCCTTTGCCAAGGGGGGCGTGGTGGCACAGGCAACCGCCTTTCCGATGCGGGGAGCCACCGGGTTGATGGGCGAGGCAGGGCCAGAGGCGATCATGCCCTTGGCACGCGGGGCTGACGGCCGGCTGGGGGTGCAGGCGGCGGGATCGGCGCGGCCGGTGACGGTGGTGATGAACATCACGACCCCCGATGCGCAGGGCTTTCAGCGCAGCCAGACCCAGATTGCCGCCCAGGCCCAGCGGATGCTGGCGCGTGGGCAAAGAAACCGCTGAAGGGGCAGGACAATGGCATTTCACGACATCCGCTTTCCGGCGAACCTGTCGTTCGGCGCGCTGGGTGGGCCCGAACGGCGCACCGAAATCGTCACGCTGGCCAATGGCCATGAGGAGCGCAACACGCCCTGGGAACATTCGCGCCGCCGTTATGACGCGGGGATGGGCCTGCGCTCTTTGGACGATCTGGAAACGCTGATTGCGTTCTTCGAGGCGCGGCGCGGGCCGTTGCATGCGTTTCGGTGGAAGGATTGGGCGGATTGGAAATCCTCCGTTCCTTCGGCGTCAACGGGGCCGATGGATCAAAACTTAGGCGTTGGCGATGGGGTGCGGACGGCGTTTCAACTGCGCAAGCGCTATCTGTCTGGGTCTCAGGACTATTGGCGCCCGATTGCCAAGCCGGTGGCGGGCACCGTGGCCGTGGCGATCGCCGATGATCCCAAGGTGCAAGGGGTAGAGTTCACGGTCGACACAACGACCGGGATCGTGAGTTTTGTCACGCCCCCCGACATCGGCGCAGTTATCACAGCAGGCTTTGAATTCGACGTGCCGGTGCGGTTCGATACCGACCGGATTGCGGTGTCGCTGGCTGCGTTCAACGCGGGCGAGGTGCCCGATGTGCCGGTGATCGAGGTGCGGCAATGAGCGGGCGCGAGGATCTATATCAGCATCTGGGCGGCGGCATCACCACGGTCTGCCATTGCTGGCTTGTCACGCGCAAGGACGGTGAAACCTATGGTTTCACCGATCATGACAAGGACCTGTCATTTGACGGCCATATGTTCAAGGCGGCCAGCGGCCTTTCAGCGGGAGCCTTGCAGCAGACCACGGGGCTTTCGGTGGACAACGCCGAGGCGGTGGGGGCTTTGTCGGATGCCTCGGTCCGCGAGGAGGATCTGGCAGAAGGGCGCTTTGACGGGGCCGAGGTGCAAAGCTGGCTGGTCAATTGGGCGGATGTCAGCGCGCGCGTGTTAGAGTTTCGCGGCAATTTCGGCGAGGTGACCCGCAAGGCGGGGGCCTTTCGCGTGGAGCTCAGGGGCCTGAGCGAGCGGCTGAACCAAGTTCAGGGCTTGGTCTATCAGGCGGGTTGTGGCGCGGTTTTGGGCGATGCGCGCTGTGGGATTAATCTGGCCTTGTCGGCCTATCGCACCACAACCGTGATCGCCGAGATTGACGTGCTGGGGCGCATCCGGATTAACGGACAGACCGGTTTTGCCGACCAGTGGTTTGAACGCGGTCAGATCGAAGTGCTAAGCGGCGCCTCTGCAGGCATGTCGGTCATGGTCAAGGCCGACCGGCTGACCGCGACGGGCCGGGTCGTAGACCTTTGGCATGGCACGGGCGCGGATCTCGCAGCGGGCGACAGCATTCGGCTGATTGCAGGATGTGATCGGAGCGCGGCGACCTGCCGAACGAAGTTTGCCAATTTCGCAAACTTCCGAGGCTTTCCCCATGTGCCGGGCGAGGATTGGCTGACCTCCTATCCCGCCTCAAGCACGTTGAATGACGGGGGGAGCCTGCAGGGATGACCCGCAATGATGAGGTTTTGGCGCGCGCGCGTGATTGGTTGGGCACGCCCTATCGGCATCAGGCCAGTTGCAAAGGTGCTGGCACCGATTGTCTTGGCCTGTTGCGCGGCATTTGGCGCGAGATTCACGGGGAGGAGCCGCGGTTGGTGCCTGCCTATACGCCGGATTGGGCCGAGCCGACCGGGCAAGAGGTGCTGTTACAAGCCGCGCGCGAGTTTTTGTGCCCCGTGGCGCTGGGCCAAGAGGTGCCCGGCGATGTCTTGCTCTTTCGCATGCGCCCCGGCGCAGTGGCCAAACATCTGGGCATTTTGGCCGACGCCGGCCCAGTGCCTGCGTTCATCCACGCCTACAGCGGTCATGGGGTTGTGATCTCGCCGCTGTCAGGACCATGGCAGCGCAAGATCGCCGCTGTTTTTCGTTTTCCTTGAAGGAGCCTGAACCATGGCGACCATCCTTTTGTCAGCAGCCGGAGCGGCCGTCGGAGCGGGGTTCGGTGGCACGGTGCTGGGCCTGTCAGGGGCGGTGATTGGCCGGGCCGTCGGGGCCACGCTGGGCCAGGTCATTGACCAGCGCCTCCTTGGGGCAGGGTCCGAGGCAGTGGAGGTGGGCCGGGTCGAGCGCTTTCGCCTGACCGGGGCCAGCGAAGGCGCGGCGGTCACGCGCGCCTGGGGCCGAGTGCGGCTCGGGGGGCAAGTCATCTGGGCGACGCGCTTTCGCGAAACGGTCTCCGAGAGTGGCAGTGGCAAGGGCGGCGGTGCGGGCCGTGTCACGCAGTACAGCTATTCGGTCAGCCTTGCGATTGCGCTCTGTGAAGGGGAAATCCGCCGCGTGGGCCGGATCTGGGCAGATGGCAATGAAATTGCCACCAACGCGCTGACGATGCGGGTCTACAAGGGCACCGAAGCGCAGCTGCCCGATCCCAAAATCGCGGCAGTCGAGGGCGCGGGCAATGCGCCTGCTTATCGTGGGATCGCCTATGTGGTGATCGAGGATCTTGATCTTTCGGCTTTTGGCAGCCGGGTGCCGCAGTTCAGCTTTGAGGTGGTGCGCCCGGCGCAAACGGCTGGCGTGGCCCGGGTCGAGGAGTTGGCGGCGAGTATCTCGGGCCTGTGCGTGATCCCGGGCACGGGGGAGTACTCGCTGGCAACCACGCCTGTGCATTACCAGATCGGCCCCGGCCAGAACCGCACCGCCAATGTCAACATGCCAACCGACCAGACCGATTTTGCGGTGTCACTTGAACAGTTGACCGAAGAGATGCCGGGGGTTGGGGCGGCCTCTTTGGTGGTGTCGTGGTTTGGCGATGATCTGCGCTGTGGGCAGTGCACAGTGCGGCCAAAGGTAGAACAAAAGACGCGGGACGGGGTGGGCATGCCGTGGCGGTCGGGTGGGATCACGCGCGCCACCGCCGAAGAAGTGCCGAAGGTGGCGGGCCGATCTATCTATGGCGGGACACCCACCGATCAGGCAGTCATCGAGGCAATTGTCGCAATGAAAGCGGCTGGCAAGGACGTGACGTTCTATCCCTTCATCCTGATGGATCAGCTTGAGGGCAATACGCTTACAAACCCGTGGACCGGGCAGGTCGGCCAGCCGAAACTGCCGTGGCGCGGGCGGATCACCACCTCTCTGGCCCCCGGCTTGCCCGGAACGCCCGACCGCACCGCCGCCGCCGCTGCCGAGGTGGCGGCCTTTATCGGCACGGCCACGGCGGCGCATTTTTCGCTGTCGGGCACCACGATCAGCTACAGCGGGCCGAATGAATGGAGCTATCGGCGATTCATTTTGCATAATGCGATGCTGTGCGCCGCGGCGGGCGGCGTTGAGGCGTTTTGCATCGGCTCGGAAATGCGCGGGCTGACGCAGATCCGCGGGGCAGGCGACAGCTTTCCGGCGGTCGCGGCCTTGATCGCCTTGGCTGGCGAAGTGCGCGCGATCCTTGGACTCAACTGCAAGCTTTCCTATGCCGCCGATTGGTCGGAGTATTTCGGTTATCACGTCGGCAACAACGTCTACTTTCACCTCGATCCGCTTTGGGCCAACGCCAACATCGATTTCATCGGCATTGACAATTACATGCCCCTGTCCGACTGGCGCGAAGGCGAGGTGCATGCCGACAGCACTTGGCAATCGCCGCACAACCCGGACTATCTGATCGCCAATATCGCGGGCGGCGAGGGGTTTGACTGGTTTTACGCCAATGAGGCCGACGAGGCCGCGCAAACCCGTACGCCCATCACCGATGGCGCGCATAACGAGCCTTGGGTCTACCGCTACAAGGATTTGCGAAATTGGTGGCTGTCGCAGCACCATCCGCGCATTGCCGGGGTGCGCCAAGCCACGCCCACCCCTTGGGTGCCGCAATCCAAGCCCTTCCGCTTTGTCGAATATGGCTGTGCGGCCATCGACAAGGGTACCAACCAGCCCAACAAGTTTCTCGATCCCAAATCCTCGGAATCCGCGCTGCCCAAGTTCTCGACCGGCCAACGTGATGATCTGTTGCAGATGGCTTATTACACCGCCATGGCGCGGTTCTGGCGCGACTCGGCCAACAATCCCACCTCTTTGGCCTATCCCGGGCCGATGCTGGATTTTGACCGTTCTTTGGCGTGGGCTTGGGATGCCCGACCATTTCCAGCCTTTCCCTTGAACCAGGCGGTCTGGAGCGATGGCGCGAATTATGAGGCCGGGCATTGGTTGAACGGGCGCTCGGCCAATCAGTCGCTGGCGGCGGTGATCGAGGATGTTTGCACGGCTGCGCGGGTAACGCATGTTGACACCGCCCGCGCGCATGGCGTGGTGCGCGGCTATCATGTGACCGAGGTTGGCTCGGCGCGGGCCGTTCTGCAGCCAATGTTGCAGGCCGCCTCGGTTGATGCGGTGGAGCGCGAGGGGCGCATGAGCTTTATGCGCCGCACCGGGCTGGCGCCGACGCCCCTTGCGCCCCAGACCCTTGCCCTGATGGAGGGCGGTGAAGCGGGTCTTGAGGCAACGCGCCTGGGTGAGGCTGAAACCCACGATCATCTGCGCCTGATCTATCTTGAAGCCGAAAGCGACTTTGCCGTGCGCGCCGTGGCCGCGAGCCTGCCCGATGCCACGGGTGCTTCGGTGGCGCAAAGCGATCTGCCTATGGCGCTCACGCGGGCCGAGGCTGCGGCCCTGGCCGAGCGCTGGCTGGTCGAGGCGCGTCTGGCCCGCGATAGCCTGCGTCTCGGCCTGCCGCCCTCGCGCCGTGACATCGGAGCGGGATCGGTGATTGAACTGGCAGG